CGAGATAAATGTAGGTTCTGCACCTGTTCCTGCATATGTTACAGGTGAATCTTCTCTAAAATGATACCATCCTGGGTTATCACCTTTGCTTGCACGATAACCCCAACTATTTGAGCTCACCGTTGGATCCTGCGTACCATATTTTCTATTCACAGGTTTTGTATTATGAAATATTTTTTGAATGTCAAATCCACGCTCGATATCTGAGCCATATGTACCATACAAGTTTAAAACCCATTTGTTAGCATTGTATGCCCAACCTTGTGTTCTACCGTATGTAAGCGCCATACAGGGCGTGCAGTGCTGTCCTACAGCGCTCTGTGCTGTGTTACTACCATTACAATTACTTCTTGTGTAACTAGTTGTTATACTACTTGTATAACCAGCACCTGGATGTTTTGCTTTAAAGGCACTGCTCCTATAAAGTGAACTAGACCACCAGTTACGTGAATGAGTTTCTACAGGTACTATTGTTCCGTCCCAGCGTGTAGTGAGTCTATTATCAGGATCTGCATTAAAGTAATCCGGATCTAAATAATAAGGCGCATCAAGAACTAAATCTAAAACATCGCATGTACCTTCACCAGGCAAGAGATTGCCACCTGTGTATCCATCTGGTTTAGGTGCCTCACAATTGTTTTGAAACTCTGGATGACCTATCCATCCTGCTCCGTCATCTGCAACAATAACATCGACATCTATACCGTCGCCTAATTGTGTAATATTTTCAAACTTTACGGTATCATCTGCAACGCCATCATTTATCCAAGGATCTACTTCATACATTCCTCTTAGTATTTGATAACCAGTTCTGTTCCAATCTGCCGAAGTTGGAGTTGATGGTAGAGTGTTACTATCTTCAAATTCTTTGTAAACTTTTACATTTCCGCCCCATCTGTTTAATAGTGATGGACTTACTGATGCATGTAGTTCGTCTGGCGGCGGTGCGTATGTTTCAGGATATGATAAGTAATCTATGTTTATAAACAATACCCTAGGATCGTTTTTAAGTGCTGTTGCTTCATCTTCTGTTAAAAGAAAACATCCTCTTGTTGGACTATGTTCTTTTTCGTCTGAGCAACTGCAAACCCTATCTGGTACATTTGCTATGTCCGTAGAGCTTGTAAGCTCGTTGTGTAGTGCGGTATACTGCTCTGCTGTATAAGTACCTAACGAGTAATGTGATTCGGTCATTTATGCCCCCTTAGTGTAAGTCTACCCAAACGCCGTTTGCATATCCTTGAAATTTACCTGCTGTTGTGTTGTAAATTACATCGCCATTTTCTGCTGAAATGTTTCCTCTGTCGCTTGTTGTGTAACTAGCCATTTTCAAAGGACTTGACGATACTTCAACTCTTGTTCCTGCTGCAAGAATGATATCCGTGTCAGATGCTATCTCAGGTGTACCGCTTGCATTGGTAATAATATTTTCTACTTCTATTGTATTTGCAATAATTTTATTAGTTACTACTAAATCGTTTTCTACGTTAATGTCGCTACTAAATCTTACTGCTGGTGTAAATGTAATTTCACTAGAATCTGAAGTATCAAGTACGCTTGCTGTAAATGTAAGTGACCCTAAATCTGCAGGTTGTATAGCAGTATCTGCTAAAGCACCTTGAGCTGAGGTTGCTGCATCTGTTATTCCATAACCTGCAAGAGTAGTAGGTGTTCCTGTTAAACTACCAAACGCACCATCAAATGCATCTGTAATTCCATAACCTGCTATAGTTGTTGGTTTGCCAGTTAATGAACTAAATGCACCATCAAATCCTGTGATAGTAATGTTGCCTTCTGTGTCACTAGCAGTTGAAATACCTGCACCACCTAAAATTAAGAAACTTTCACCTTCTTCAATTAGTCTAAGTACACTATCATCTGCACCAATTCCAATATTTGTAAATGCACTACCGCCAGCACCGCCGCCGCCTGAATTATCAGCAGCGTTAGTCCATTCACTACCGTTCCATTTTAAAACTTGACCTGCTTGTGGAGAAGTTACATTAAAAGCACCTATGTTTGTATTTGCAATGTTTATTGAACCACTTACAGAATCTACAAGTATTGTGCTATCGTCTGCTGCAACACTACCTTTTAAATCACCTAATATACCTGATGTTGCAATAATTGAACCATTTACTTCTAGTTCAGCATTAGGAGCAAAAGTACCGATACCTACTTGTCCATCTAAAATTGCTACTGAATTTGCTGGTGAATAAGTATTACCTTTGTTTATGATGTATGCATTTGAATTAACAAAAGTGGTCCATTCTCTTTGGAAACCAATATCATCATCACGTACTATAACTTCTTGATAAAGTAAATCGCTGTCGCCTATATTTCCGCCAACTAATTTTCTTACAAATGTTGTATCGACACGTTTGTTATTATTACCTATAACTTGTATGTCTACATAAGGATCACTACCTGTTGTTGGATAATTAATTTTAAATGCGCCTTCTTGTAAATCAATGGCGTTATTTAAAAATGCACCTTTTACTAATTGTCCTACGCCGTCAATCAATAGAGTTGAATCGTCTGCAAAAACACTACCTGTTATATCTCCATCAAAAGCACCTGTGGCATTTATTTCACCTGTGAAAAAACCAGTATGGTTACCTGCTGCATTACCTGTTAAGTTACCTGTTACATTACCTGACACATTGCCTGTTACAGCGCCTGTTAAGTCGCCGACTATGTTATTAGCATAAACATTACCTACTGCTGTGATATCACCTGTAATATCAATATCACCTGTACCATTAATTTCAAAGCCTGCTAAAGATAAATTACCACCTAGTTCTGGAGTTGTGTCGCTTGAAACATCTGTTATTCCACCGCCCCCGCTTGATGATACTTCAACACCACCTACGGTAGTACCGTCACCAATCCATAAGGGTGAAACGCTTGCTGTATCATAATCTGTAACGTAAATAAGTTCACCTTGCTCTGGGGTGAAATCAAGTCTTTGTAAATTGGTTCCGCGTCTTAATCGCAATGCCATTTATTCTCTCCTAGGTAATGTTTTATATATTTATCACTTTATGATAAAACATTAAAACTTGTCGAGACAGAATACCAAGTGTACACGAGTATATTTACTAGCGTTTAATGCTGTATGTGGAAGTGTTGTATCTACTACATAAGTATTTCCAAAAGGTAGTCTTATTACATTGTCATTAACAATCATCATGCAATTTTCATTGGTGTATATTGGAATATGTAATCTTGGACTTGGATCTGTGTGATATGTTAGACAAGTTTTATGTAAACTTTTTAAAAAACGTCCTCTATATAATTGATAACCGTATTTTAATTTTATTTTTTCAATTATATCTTCAAAGTATGAACCAACAAAATAGTCACAAGTTTCAGTAATATCCGTTTCGTCGATTCTGTCTTCTCTTAACGGTACTTCACCGTTGCCATCGTATTTGGTCCAATCAAAAAATAAACTTCCGCAACTTTCATACAATTGATCTGTTGCGGAAGTTTCTTTTCTACATTGTATTGCTATTTGTTTTAAATGATTAGCTTCATTTAGAAGTCTATCAACTTCTAGCTTTTTGTATTCTTGGGTAATTAAGCCGTAATCAATATCTATATCTAAAGTTTTTAACATCATTTATTTAATTTTAAAAAACGTTTTGTTCGACGACCAATGTCTTTTTTTAGTGCTTCAGTGTTAAGTCTAAAATCTACATCGGTTATTTTTTGTTCAAATTCTTGAAAAAAATCGTCCAATGTCTTTTCAATATCTACCGACTCTTTTTTAGATTGCTTAATATCAATTTCCCAAATCTTGCCATCTTCAAATTTAACAATAATACATTTAATATATTCTAAAGGGAGGTAATCCATAGTTACGGAGTTAAATATTTCCTCCCAATATTCGTCGGTTTGTTCAGGTTTCAGCTGATTCGACACTCTTTTTTGTTACCTTCTTTTTTGTGGGAACAAGAGATTCAGCTTGTTCTCTCAACGCTTTTGCTTCTTTAAATAAAGCATCTGCTTGCGATCTGTATTGTGCTGCTAGTTCTTCATTTGTCAAAACTCCATCTGTTGTGGAAGTTGGTTCAGTATAAAGTTCTTGCGGATTAACAGGTGCTTCGGTAACATTTTCAGGAGGTTGAGTAGTTTCTCCTGTTGGTCCTTTAAGTGCTAAATCGGCAACGGTTACACCTTTTTGTTCTGCAATAGTCTTGTTAAGTTCGTCAAGACTAATAATAGTATTATTATTAGGTACCATTTCGATAACGTTTGTTGGTAATTTGTTTAATTTACCAGTTGTATGAAATCCTGCTAACATATTGCGGCCATCAGGCAAGTATGATCTTGACATTGCTTCACCAAATTCATATGCCTCTTGTCCTGCTGCTGATTCCACTACACGAATAAGAGCATCGTGCTCGTCTGCAGATAAATTTTCAGTTTGTACAACTAGGCAGTGATCAGGATCACCTGGAACTACTCTATATGCTACTACAACTTTTCGGCGGTTATTTTTTACCCTACCTACATGTTTTAATGCCATTTTATGCTCCTTCTGCAGCCTCTGTAGCTGGCTCTGGGGTTTCTGGCGGTTGTGCCGCCGCTGCTGCTGCACCTTCTTGTGCTGCTTTTGCTTGTGCTTCAACTTCTTTTAAGAAAGCATCAAGTTTATTATATAATGCTCCAACACTTGCAAGTTCATTTGCTTTAAATGTGCCGCGTTCAGTAGCAAGCTCAATTACTGCTCTTGCCAAAACCAAATCTTGAATGTTTAGTTCGTTTGGATTAGATTGTGTTTGTTCAGCCATATTTTAATTAACTCCTATATTATATATATACTGATTTTTTTAATTATATTTCAAATGTGGACAAGCCAACATAAAGAAACTTAATTCTTTAGGATTCTCAAATCCTATTGTGTAGATGCCTTCAATTCCATTGTTACCATCTAGTTTTATATTTTTGCCTAAGTAGTATCTACCACTTAAATGGTCATTAATCCACTGACAAATAACTTTTTCTAAGTTGTAAACTCTTTTAATACTATGAGTTGAAAAATGAGGCGGACAAAAATCTACCCGCCTTTTTTCAAGTATGTCTAGAACATTTAGTTTCACGCAGCTTCCTCATAATGTGCAGTGATACCAAAAGGTCCTTCTAAATTTTTATTGTGGTTACTATGAATAATAAAAATAGTATCGCAATAATCTGGGTCACCCCAACTATCCCAAGCATAGCCGTCTGTAAACATAATGAACTTTTTAGGCTGGATGTCATTTTCTTTCATATATTCCCAATTAACCATAAAGTCGGTACCACCGCCGCCTAAAATTTCATAATCTGTTAGTTCATCACCACCATCTGCACTAAAGTCTTGTTCATTGTAAACTTTAGTATCAAAACACCAGATTTTAATTTTGTAGTCTTTGAACTCGTCCATAATACCTTTGACTTCTCCTAAAAAGTCTTGTGCTTGTGGATCGCCAATTGAACCACTCATATCTAAACTAATACAAATATCAATAGTTTCTTGAAAGTTCATACCTGGCAGAATAGCACCAGTATGCCAGCTTTTGCGGTTAGGACGTTGGAATGTAAAATCGTTACGGATAGTGCTTTGAATTTGTGAACGTATAAGCTCACGCCAATTCATTTTAGGTTCTGTTAGCTCTTTAATCATGCGCTGAATTTCGCCTGGAACATTGCCAGCACCTGCAGATTGAGCTGCTTGAAGCATACTATCTTTTATTTCGTCTCTAATTTTACGAAGTTCGTCTTTACTATATTTAGAAGGACCTTTTCCGTCGTCCTCTCCTTTATCTTCCCAATCAATATGTTCATCCAACAATTCGCCTAGTGCTTCTAGCTGTTGTTCGTCATATTTCTCGTACAATTTATCATAAATTTCTTCTGATGTATCTGCATCATATTGAAAGTCTTGAAAACAATCAACAAGTTTGGGTTTTGTTCCAATGCGATCACGTACTAGCAGATTGTTGACTTTATAATCAGCTGAAATATTATACAAATGCGGATCTCTGTCTTCACGACGGTCTAAGTGTCCGTAAACACAATGCAGAATTTCATGTGCAATAACAAACTCAATTTCTTTATTGTCCATTGCATTAAAGAACTGAGTGTTAAAATAAAGATTGCGTCCGTCTACTGCGGCAGTAGGACACCATTCATCTGCTGCAATAATACGCAAACGAGTTGCCATATTACCAAAAAACGGATGACGAAGTAACAAACCTACTCGTGCAATGATAATACGATCAAGTACTTCTTCACGCATTGTAGCAAGTTCATTTTCTGTAATATCTGGATTAGGTTGCCAATTTTTCTTTGGCTTACTAGACGTTTGTTTTACAGACATGTTATCCTCATTTGTTGTTTCAGTATTAATATAACATATTTAAACAATATGTCAACCTTTTCAAAAAAAAATGGGCAGTCGAAACTGCCCATTATGCACCTTATGCAGCCTGTGCAGCCTTGATATACTTTCCATATCTATCATGGAATTCGTCGAAGCATTCTACTTCGTCTGGATCAATAGGTAATGCATATTGTGTTAGTGCAAGTTTGATTCCCATTACAACAAGTTCAGTGTCAAAATTATCCATCGCAAAACGAAGGAAATTATTTACTTTTTTGTCAAATTTGGAATCATTTCTATCTGATGATTCTTTAAGTTCGTAGCAGAGTGAAACGGTTAAGGAATACATAGCACTGATTTCTTTAGTTTTCAACTCTTTTACTTTACCAGATAGAATATCTGTTGGGTTAGGCATGCTAGATGCAATTTTACGGTGAGCCATAAACTTGACACCTGTACCTTCGCCAACTGAACCTGAAACAAGATCTGTTGTAGTTGATTCGTCTAATTCATCATCTAGCAATTCACTTACAAATGCCCAACTACGTGGAGTTGCAAATGAACGGCTTGGAGAACGAGGATCAAAATCATACAAGTCTTTTTTAGCAAAAGTAATGTAGCCAACAACGTCTTTATGCTGATTGTTATCAACAGCCCATTGGAACCAATCATCGAAGCTAACTTCCATTTCAATGTGTACAAAACGGTTTGCTAACGGAGCAGGCATACGATATGTAACGCCTTTGTCTGATTCGCGGTTACCCGCAGCAACAATGATAACATTGTCTGGCAGTTTATATTGTCCTACACGACGATTCAAAATTAACTGATATGCTGCCGCTTGTACAGCAGGAGCAGCTGAGTTCATTTCGTCAAAGAAAACAACAATATTGTCGTATTGTGCAGCAAATTCTTCGTCTGGCAGTTCACTAGGAGACCCCCAAACCATTTTACCCAGGTTAGCATCAAAATATGGAATGCCTTTAATATCAGTTGGCTCCCAAAGAGATAGTCGAATATCGATCAAATGTGAGTTAGGCAAACTATCTGTAATTTGAGCAATAATATCAGACTTACCAATACCAGGAGGACCCCATAAAAAGATTGGACGTTTTTTACTCATTGCATGTTTAATTGCAATTTTCGCTTTGTTTGGACTTAGAGTACGTGTTACTTCCATTTTTGTATTCCTTTTCTAATCAGTGCTATATCTTATATTAGCAACAATTTGTAAGTTAGTCAACCTCTTTATAAAGTTTACGGATTTTAGCACGGTCGCTGTAACCGATGCCTTGTTTCCAAAGAAAGTAGTCAAAATACTGATCACAATCAATATCGTCGTCTTCTGCGTCTGCAAGAAACTCTACTGCCTTTTTCCAGTTACAATCGCAGAACTTCATAGTTGCTGCAACTTGCTTGCGGAACTCTACCAGTGCAGCAGCTTCAGCAGCCGCTTGCTCTTTCATAGAGCGATCCATCTCCTCGCAAAGCATGTCCCAGCACTCTTGCTTCTCAGCAGGTGTGTACTCTGCCCAGTCGTCAAAGAAACGCTGTGTAGGACGGAACCCATATGCATCTTTGTGTAGATCTGAAATAATGTTATCTTCATAAGTGTAAGACATTTTGTAACCCTCTTTGTCTTGTTGCCCTATATATATAATATAATATATGTTTTATCGATTGTCAACCTTTTTTTAAAACTTTTTTCCCATACCGGGCCAGCCTTCTAATAAGCCTGTATCTTCCCATTTACGACCAGATTCTTGCATATTTAATTCAGGGTACTTTCCTTCTTTTGCGACATACTCATCAACAAAGTTTTTCTCAATTGCATGAAAATCAACAGGAATAGTTTGCATTTCTGTACCTGTCATTGTGGGTACTGGAACCGTAACAACATCTGCCCATACACAATAAATTTCAACACACTTACCTTGATTTATTTTTTGTGTGAGATAATTCCATACAGCATATGTTCTTGCACTCATACCAAATGCATAACCACCACAATAGGCATCAAACGTTGATTTAATACCACCTTTTGCTTGTGATCCACCTAGCTTGTGTATTTCCCCATCAACTACAATAGCGTATACTCTGCCTCGATTGTCTTTAAGAAGTTCTTTTGAAATGTTTGCATCAGGAATTAAAGCAAGTTTTTTATCATGCCCTTCTCTACGTACAAGTTGACCTACTTTAGTCATTGTAGTTATATAATCGATTTGCATAGTGATGCCCTTTTTGTTACCCTATACAATTATATTAACGTGAAATAATTTATTTGTCAACCTTTGATCTTGACATTGCTTTTGTTAATCCATATTTGCGCAAATCTCCACTAAACAAACCAAGTTCAACTGCTTTACGTTCGTTTGTAACCGTAATACTTCTATTTGTTAGGTAATATGGACAATCAATAAATTGATCTAAAAAAATAATTACTTGTGTAGTTAATGGCATTTCTCTAGGATATGGTATATCATAAGTTGCTAATCCTATTTTTTGCACTACATCAAAGCCTTCTTGTGTAAGTCTAAGTCCACCCACTTTTTTGTCTCTAGTATTATACCACCATAAAGGCATCATTGCTTTTACATTTTGTTCGTTAGTGCTTTGTCCTAATTCACGTAAAAACAACTTTGTAAAAACTAGTTTGTTTGACATTAGATTTTTTCACCAGAAGTTAGTTTATAAACACTAAAATCTTCTGTTTTAAACATGCTATTAAGTTTTTTTGCAAGATTATGTGCATGTCCAGGATTAGAAAAACTTGTTTTCTTATACTTAGGACCAGGATAGTTTGTTAAAGAATTTGAGCTTTTTAGATTAAAAGGTTTATCTTGGTAGAAAACTGCCCAAATTGCTTCAGCATCTAAAACTTGCTCACATTTGTAAGTTGCAGGGTTAGTATATTCTAATTTAATAGTAGGCTTTGGTCTGCTCATATGCGTATCCTTTAATATAAACTACGCATATATTTATCTCTTTTTAGTTAACAGGGAGTTTATTTCCACTCCCCAGAGTCCATACTAATTTCTATTATTTGATCTTGATTAAGTTTTTCTATTTGTTCTGATATAATTTTTTCTAAATCACCATTTAATCTTGCCATTACCTCTCCTAAAGTAAAGGCAAGATTTTTAGCTTGTACAATATCTAACTTAACTTCTCTAGCTCTGCTTGCTTCTGCTTGCTTGACCTGCTGAAAAAATTGCTGAATACTGCTAGTATTAATTGGATCGGTTGGCATTAGCTAATGCTACTTTCATTTCTAATTCAGTTTTAAAAGGACCCATAAAGTCATTACGTTCGATAGTAATTAATTTAGGACAAAAACTTTTCAGCCAGTTTACATTAAACTTTACTAGATAATAACCGGCACAATATACCGACTTAGATTTTTCACTTTTAGTAAAAAGAGGTAGTTTTCTTTGAATGTCAAACATACTATTATATGGAATACTTCTAGTAGGATACCCGTGAACTTCTTTTTCTTGTTTTGAGTTGGTATTTGTAATGTTAGCAATTAGGAAATTTTTACCAAATTGTTTTTTTAATTGGTGTTCTGATTTGTAAACATCTACTTTACCTTTGCTAGAAATAACAAAGCCGTCGTCCTCTTTACTAAGTGTACCAATTCGCACACCTTCTTCTTCAACAATCCAAAATTTATTTGCTAAAACTGGTTTTGCTTTTATTGTCATTCATACCTCGCTTGTAATGGTTCTGCATATTGTGCAGCATTATCTGCAATACGCTGAAGATCCCAACGGGCACAAAACTTCATTAGTCTCATACCAACTTGTGATACATTCTTGCTATCTGCTGATTGGATAGTGTTATTTATTTCTTGTCTAATGTGTTCGGGCTGTGCAGTCAAGTCACACAAGGTAACATTGCGTGTATAATCATCCAGCACACGATGTTCTACACCTTTGTGATCTACCCAACGCTGTAGCATCATATTGTTCCAGTTATAACCTTTTGTTTGTTTATCTGCAAATGCTTCTTGCAATCCTACTTTGTTCTTTGTGCCTTTTTTACGAACACCAGGATATGCACTAAACACATTGTCACTAGTGTCACCACGCATACACTTCTCAAACAACATAAATGCTGGATTAGGTGCTTCTTTAGGTTCTTTAGTTTTCTTATCTAATACAGGTGAACCTTTGTCATCAAAGTAACCTTCATGTGTAATAGTAGTATTACTAACACCGTTGTATTGACGTACATTGGGTGCAATTAATTGTGCAAAGTCGCCATCTGTACTAATAATAACATGGTCATCGTTAGGATGATTTTGTATCCAACCTGCAATCAAATCATCTGCTTCTAGTACAGGATTATGCAAAACGGTGCAGTTAGTCTTGTCTGTAACAAACTCTTTAAACTCATCAAAGATTTCCCAAAACACTTTATCTTCTTCTGCTTCACGTGGAGTAAGTGCATCACGTGCTTCTTTGCGATTGCGCTTGTAAGGCTCATAAAAGTCCTTACGCCAACTGCGTCCTTCTAAGCAGAAAACAACGTGCGAACCGTTGAAGTCCTGCCATGCTTTCTTAATGCTGTTAAGGGTGATGTGCATTGCCATGCCAACTTTAGTATCAATGTCTCCACGTACAACGTGTCGAGCACGGAAAAATGTGTTAGCAGTGTCAATAAGAATGTATGTCATTAGAATGCCTCTTTGTAGCCTAGTTCAATAGCATTATAGTATACAACAGAGCCTTCGTCAAGAGATAATTTTTGTGTAAGATATTTGTAAGTGTCTTTGTAAAAGTCAATTTCAACCAACTCCTTGCGGCGTCTTACACTAAACGCCATACTATGATTGCCCTTTATCAGAATCATATTTTTTGCAACTTTCATGATACCTCGCTTTTGCCTTTGTCTATTGGTACTACATTAATATAACCGGCTCCGCGACTTGTGTCAAGTCCTTCTTCTTGCAACATGTTAAAAATAATATCTTTGAACCAACGGTCGACAATTTGTTCTTCTTCGTCACCTTCACTACCATATCCTGCTGCTAGTAGTTCTTGGATAAAGTATTTGTTCCAATCTAACTCAAAAAAACCGTTGCGAATATTTTCTTCATTTACTTGCATGTCTAGCACATTTACCCAAGGCTCTTTGCGTTTTGTAGCAGCAGCCTTAGGATCAGTTTTATCTAGTACTGCTAGTTCTTTGGCTTCTAGTTCTTTTTCTCGTGCTTCAATGCCAGTTACACGTTTTAACCATTGTTTCATATTTTTTCCTTTATTTCTTTATACACTTGATTAGCAAATATACTATGTGCTTCAATACCCGGATGATGGTCATATTTTGCTGGTGGATTTGCATGTCTTAGTTCTGCCATGTTTGTATGGAGCATATCAACATCAAACCATTTATATGTATTTTTATACATAATATCTGCATATAAATGAAAGTTTTTAATTTTTTTATTGTTTAGATACATATTTACATAATGTATTCTGTTATGTAGATCCATAGACATATCTGTGTCATTGTGCAAAAATTTAAAAAACATTTTACTTTTTATGTCACTATCCCATGCATTAATTTGATTTGTAAAATCACCGTCAAAAACACACCATCTGTCTTTATGACTCCATAAAATTACCACTACATCGTTACTTACAAAATTGTATTCTTGAACTAACTTTTGTATTTGTTTGTTACTAGCACCAGCAGCAGCTTTATTTTCTAAAGTGCATCCTAATAAAGTAGAAAGTACATTTGGCCACGCAAATTTACTAGGATGCTCAGGTCGAATGCCTACATCCTCTAAACCGCTTCCTAAAGTAAGACTGCAACCAAATGTAATTAATCTCAAAGTTGTTTCCTTATGCGTTCGTATTCTTCTTCGCTTTTTATGCCTTTTGGAATACTATCTAGGTTTTCTTTAAGTGCCCCAGGCATTTCCGAATAGGCTAATGTGGAGTCTTGGCGAGAACCTCCACCCTCGTTCCATACAGAGGTTCGCCACCTCTTGTACGTTGAGAGTGTATTCTTCCGACCTACCCCCAAGCGGCATGAGATATACAGGAACGTCCACGCCCGCTTTA